GACATAGTGATAAAACCTTACTTCTTTTTGGTATCCGGTTTTTTGGATCCCGTTTTCGGTTTAGGAGCTGCTGGCTTCTTTTTGGTATCCGGTTTTTTGGATCCCGTTTTCTTTGGTGCATCAGGTTTCTTGTCCAGCTCCTTCAGTTTGGATTTTGCATCTTCAATTTTGTCCTGAATAATTTTTACTGCCTCTTTGGTTGTTGCAAGCCTGATCATGCATTGCTCAACGACCAGAGTTTGACCACTTTCCTTTGCAGCCTTAAGCTGCTCTTCGATCTTCGATACGGTAGTCTCTGAGTTTTCCAGAAGCCCGGACAGATCCTCGATCCGCTTTTCAAATTCCTTCTTCTGCTCTTCCTTCAGCTCGATTTTCATTTTCTTTTCATCCCAGACTTCAATTATATGCGAAGCTTGTTTCAGAATTTTATCAGCCATCCCCTTTTCAACTTCCGTAGGCTGATCAAAATAAAAAAACGGTCCGTGCTCGATCTTTCCACGTTCCCGGTACCCAACTTTCATCTTATCGGGTGTTTCCGGATTTTCTTTATTAAATTGTTTTTTCAGATGCAGCTTTACAGTAGCCATGATTCCTCCTGCAAATAATGTTAAGAGCAGGGGCATTATTATACCCCTGCTCTTTCTTGAATTTTTTACGTAATATCTCCCCACTCAGTCCAGGTAGTTGCTCCGCTTTTCTTCCATGCCTTCCCACTATCAGCCAGGTCGATAAGAAGAGATCCGTTGGGTACAGCTGTTCCGTCATTATAAGCATTAAAATGGCTGGTTGTGGGACTTAAGGCCCAGATCACAACAGGAGCAATGGCCCTGTCCTCAGACTCAAATCCTAATAGGTAAATATCACCTGAATGACTAGAAAATTCAGTTTCACCTTCACGTCTTACTTTGGGGACCATACGTTTAATGTCACCCATCATATACCTCCGATTTAATTATAATCCAATAAAACTCTATTACCGGTTCATTTGATTTTTTACGTAATCCGGTCATAGATCCGTTTCTTCCTGGCTGCTCCTGATGTTGATTTTCTGAATTTCCACCACCATTTAACAACGGTTGTCGCTGGGTTACCTGTCTGTCCATCCAACTTTACTCGCGCCCATATAGCGGTCTGGTATAGTGCATCATACCACGTCTCTCGATCAAAGCTGTACTGAACATGAAGATTGACATCATCACTAGCCTCGGCATTTGTAACCGCTGTGATATAACTGTTATAGAAATTCAGATCATCAATCATAAACGCCTGGGAAAAATAGCTGTCCTCAGCATCGGCCATTAGCGAAGAACCGTAAAAAATCACCGATTCCTTACTGCTTTTTTTAATGACCGATTCATCATAGTGATCGGATGATAGAACCAGTACGGGCAACAACAAAAGCATAACCAGAAAGATTGAAAAATATCGCTTCATCATTTTTTTCCTCCAAAATAATATTCAAGGAGAAGGTGAAGGGCCGGACGGATCCGGCCCACCCACCAGTGACTTTACACGATCTGATAAGGATGGGCAACTATCAGCCGGTATTTGTTTCCATCGGACATAATGATTGGAGCAATCTTCAAGATCTGTTGATGGGCCTTAAGACCACTCAAGAAATTGGTGTCAAACACATGAGAAGGTGCCACACTCCCCAGGGCCGTACCAATAACGGTTTCATAAGCAGAAGTGCTCGGATAAGAAGAAACACCATAAGAAACCTTTCCCTGTCCTGCGATAAATATATGAGGATGGGAAACTTTCTTGATTGAAGCGTGCCCACTCCATCGGGTATTCGTTGATTCCAGGATGTTCCGGCTGAAGCCATTATAGAAAGCATGACTGATCTGATAAAGCTCCAATACTTCACCATAATGACGACGAAGCAGCGGTTTTGCTCTCTGAAGGATCTTATAATCCTTCGTTGTCTGGGTCGCCATCGGTCCTTCCTGGGTCAATACAGCATGTCTCAGAATGTCGATCGGAATCTGAGCATGGTTGACTTTCATGCGTTCCTCAAAACCGGCCATCTGATCAAGACCAACGGTCGGCTTACCGCGAAGAGCACGCATAAGCGGAATTTTCATAACATCGCCCTGTTCCCTTTGAAGCTCAGATTGCATGACGATGGGACTATCAGTGGCCTTGGGAATGTTGCCCGGTTTTGCTGGGATACCGCCAGGTGTATTGAATTTGGCGAACTGTCCCCAGAAAAACTGACGCAGGACTTCATATTTCATTTTCGAGGCCATGATTAACGCCTGGTTCCCCGAAAATGTTCTGGATTCTAGTGCCATAAGCTGACTCCTTAAGATGAATTATTCGTTGATTTCATCATCCCAGGATTTTAATTCTTCTTCGCCCATATGATCAATCTCGTCTTGAGTTAGATCATCAAGTTTCTTCCTATGAGTACCTTTCTCATGACCGTGTGGACCTTTATCAAGGTTGGATCCACCTTTAGATGCTTTACCAATATCATTGACAGCTTGCTCTCTTCCCTCTTTCTTAGAAGTAGATTTCAGCTGATCAAAGTTCAGATCCCGATAAACCATCCTCATGGTGTCCTTTGAAAATAATCCGGTTTTGACATCCCGAAGATGCTGTTTGTCTTTGAGATATTCATCAACCTTTTTAAAAGGACCATCGATAAAGTCTTTGACATCCTGGGTCTGATCATCCAGAGGTAACGTCCGGTCAACCTTGATCTTGAGTACCGTTTCGGTGAAGTCAAGCATTTCCGTCAGCTGTCCCTCAAAACGCTCTCGCTGCTGAGTAGTCACTTCCGTTTCTTTAAAAGCCTTTTCATCCGCTTCATATTCCGTTTTCCGTGTCTCGTACTGTTCCCGTTCATTCATGACTTGTCGCCACTTTTCCGGCTCATCGAATTTCATTTCTTCGAGTTCATCTTCAGAATACTGTTTCGGTTCCTTTGGCTTTCTGTCCTCAAGAAGTTTCTTCTCAACTTCGAGTCGCTTTTTCTCTTCTTCCTTAGCCTTTTGTGTTGCTTCATGCATTTTCCTCTGAGCATCTGCAACACGTTTGTCTCGGGTCCCTATTGGGAGAATCCGCTATTCGTTGCCTTTCCGGGCCTCAGCTGGCTGAGGTGAACCGGAATTATCCAACTCAAGTTTCTGCTTTGCTCCGGATAACATCTGTTGTATTTCGGCAAATGCTTCCTGCTTTTGGCCCTGTTCTGCCATCTGCATTAGCACCTGGTCGATCTTATCTAACATTGGACCTACATCACCCATATCCGCATCTTCAAATAACCACCTATAATCAATTGCAGTTGGTCCTAAAGCTTCCATTAAGAATACAGCAATTTCCTTTCTCTTCATAAACCTTACGGTCCTCTGAAGCGGATTCTGTTCTTCATCACTGACAAATACTCTATAATCTCCACTGGTAATATCATTTATAATCTCGGTACCAAATACCTGGTTAATCACTACCTCAGATACATCACTTGCATTCTGATCCATAACAGGGAAAGATCTTTCACTGGTATAATTTTTCTGTACAATCTTTATAACCCGGTTCCATACTCTTCCCCTGACTCTCCGCATATTGCGATCCATTATTGCCATTGTTTTATGCATTTCCCGTACGCGCTGCGCAAAGAGAGAAGCGTTTTCACTTTTTGTCTGTGTTTCACCCCAGAAATTAGCAGCAATTCCAACAATCTTACTTAAGAGCTCCTGTCCTTCATTCTGATATCTGTCATTTGCAAATGGGAATTTTGGAGGCTCATCCCTTTTGTAAACTTTACTTATATCTGCATTTTCAGCTACAAGACGCTGAACGCCAGGTTCAATGAATGGTAATTGTTTTGCCGGTTTTTTCAATAATTTTAATCTCAGGATGTGCCTTCATGTATAAATCACGTTTCTTTCCCTTAAGCCAAAGAGTCTCTTCCTTTCCGGTATCAACATTATATGCTATTTCTGTTGGTTCCCATGACACTTCATGAAACTCAATAATTCGGTATCTTCCCTTACGTTCATCCGCATAATCCTTATTGTAGACCATCTTAATGATCTGTTCATCATCGGTAGATTCCAAAAAACTGGATGATAATCTTTCCTTCAGGATCCCCTTCAACTTACTTCTATGATGAGGCCATATAGCCAGGATCTCATCTGTTGTTTTCCACTGTGTCCGGATCTGGTACATTCCATCATCAGTAAAGTACTTTGTGGCCCGGCTGTCAAAGATCATTTGAAATTCATCTACATTCCAGATAACAACTGATCCATCAATATCAATCTCATTGCTGAAGCGTGGATAAATAAAACCCCTTCTATTTAATCCTGCTAGAAGGGTTTTAATCATTTCATCTTTATATTCTGTTTTTATTGCTATACTTGATAGAACCTTTTCCCAGATCTGAGCCATATACTTAGTGCCTCCGACTTCTGGATAAACATTTTCCTCGAAAGGAGACATAACAAAATCACCTAGAACTGCATTGAATATTGGAAGAACAAGATTAAAAACATTGGTGGGACGACGCTGCGTTTTGTACCAGGATTTTTGGGAATTAGTATACTGCTCACCTGCCAGGAAATTATAACCTTCTTCGTACCGATCATATTCATTAGTCCAGACCGTATACTCATTCCGGAATACCTGGTCGATCACTTTGATCTTTTCTGCTTCGTCGCTTTTTTTAAGTAGGCTCATAATAAAAAAGGGTGACCCGGAAGGCTGCTGGGTAAGCCTTCCGAGTACACCCAGCTTTAATTAAAGGAGTTCTGTCTATCGCAAGATATAGTACAAATATTAAAAAGTCAAACTACATGTTGATTCTTGTGAAAAAGTGGATTTTTACTTATTTGGGATGGTAGGCAGGATTTGAACCTGCGACCTCGGAATAGATAGATGCTGGACCGTGGCTGGCCATGTCACAGCCCTTTGGACTCGGTTACCCAGACTGACTCTATCTATCCCGTACTCTACCATCTGAGCTACTACCATCCGATCTTTCAGAATATCAGCTGCTTAAGTTTTCCTAAAGCATCAATTTGGTACTCTCTGATTCCTTCAATCCGATCCGGACCTTTCTCAAGAAATTCCTGAAGAGATGGACATTTAGAAATTTCAGCTTTAGTTTTCTCGTCTCGTGGAGCACCTGATACTATAGAAATTAAATCTTCTATAACATCAGTCACCCTATCAAGAGTCTTAATAGTATCATCAAAAGCTGAATGCTTCATCTGTCTTTGCGCATCACCATCATTCATTTTCTTTCTCCTTCTTTTCATACTAGGTAATTCCATGCTCATAGAGAGTAATTCTATTTCATCCCTATGCATCCTTGAAACCTCATAAATTATATCATCCAGGTTGGATGATCTGAAATTCCTGATCTTCATTTAATATTTTTACCTTCCACTCCACGTTTAATACGATCCCTGGTCCGCTTATTTAACCACATGAGAGATTCTTCAAGCTTTGTTAATGCGATCGCATTTTCCCTGCAGGAGAATTTACCTGTTTGAAATCCTCGAAGTCGATCGATCACAATTGCTAGAAGATCTTCATTTTGGCAGCCGTTGACTCCATGATTTTTAATAGGACCATTTTGGAATTTAATAGAGCAATATGGATGTTCATCTATGCCATTAATACTAATTTTTGCGTATATACCATAATGATGACAAGCACCACCTTGTCCGGGCTTATCCAAACACACAACAACAGTACTATGACTCATTCCAATATCTAATTCTCTCATTTTATTTCTCCTTTATTTATAGAGGACAGGAAATTTCGTATGCTTTTGTGGTTTTTCGGCTGCCCTTCCTGTTGTGGCCATTGCCACGGACACCTACATCATTGATTGCAAGCAATGATACTTCCTAATCTTCCCTGCCCTCTCCTGTTTATGTGTCAGACTTAAGAAACATCAATTAAATTATCGTTTTCGTCCTTCTTAAATTCCCTTCCTTCATTTTTACATGATGGATTTTCACATCGATAAACCTCAATTTCATCACATTGATCTACTTGATACATTTCTTCGTTACATTCTGGACAATTCATTACATTCCTCTTTATATTATTCAAAACTCTTCCATCATTTGACTCTTTTATTCGATATTTAATTATTTCCTCAGATCTATAAGTAGCTTTACATTTAGGACAGACACGTGTCCTTTTGGCCATAGGAGTTTTTTCATCCTCTCGCTTGTTTATTACTCTCAGCTTTCCCTTTTTACAGTTAGGACAGATCAAATAAACACCCTTTCAATAGTCTTCTTATAGAGAATCTTATTATCTTATTTTTCAATGGAATATTCATCGGTACAAAAAACCTATAATTTCTATAATTTCCCACATGCCTATTTGTTGTTTTTGCTTTATTAATATCTTCTATTGTGAATGGAAGAAAATCTAGATTCAATATTGTTTCTTCACTAACGAAAACATCAATCCATTGTGCCTTAATACCTCTCTCTTCCAAAACCTTTTTTACTTTTAATAGATCTTCAAAAGTCAATTTCTCAGACAGCATCGGCACCCTCCGGCCTTTTTACATTATCACCTTGTTTTGGCTCATAATCAAATTCAGTATTTTCCTTTTTAGGTTCTGCTCTTACAGGAGCAGGAAGCCATTTGTGTAATTGGAACTTGATTGACTGGGCCAGGATCCTATCATCATAATTTCCTGCTTCAGCTTCAGGTTTACCGTTCTTATTATAAATGAATGTCATTGCTTCATTGAAAAAATCTTTATCAAGGATACCATCAGATTCTTCATTTAATGCTTCACGCAGTTCAGCGCATTGAATTGGCCTTGTCTGTTTATTTGTATTCCAACCCAGCTTCTCTTTATCCAGATCTATATATTTTGAAAACTCTCTTTCAAACATCATATTCGCTTTGAATGATTTCAACTTCTGGATCACGGCATGTCCATGATTATTACTTTCCGGACCGATATAAGCCTTATAATATTTCTTGGAAAAATGGAAGAGTAGAATAGCAAGAACATCCGTATCACAGTGTCCATGAAACCAGGCAACATCTTTTCCCTGAACCCGATCATAGACCATGAAATAATTGAAGTCTCTTTTCTCTAATCCTTCAGCAACATCACCCGCTATACAATATCTGAATTGGATCGTCTTTCAAATTCATATCGTATTATCCTGGGAGGATCCTGGGATAATTTCTGATATCTTCTTGCAGCCATTTCATTATCAAAATATGGAGTTCCGGAACTGAGATAATCAATATCTAGTTCCTGTCCTATATTTGCAGCTGGATCATCAGAGCGTCTTTCACATTCAGTATCATACCAGGGAGATCTTTTTTTCCCATCCTTTTCATAAAGGCCGGCACTTTTAATCGGATGAAGAGACCAGTGAAGAGTCATTACTTTAATAGCACCTGAAAACCTCAGCTGAGCAAATTTCCTTCCCAATCCCCATGGTGTCGATACCGGGATCCTGCAGGGGGTAGAATCACCCATTGAGGTCCATGCTTTATCATCTGTTTCTTCCCATTTAGAAAACTCATCAAGAAGAGCTGCTTTATATCTTCCACCAGAACCAAAATTGGCATTGTTTGATTCACCATGAATAAAGGATCCTGTTTCCGGATTGAGAATAAAACCCACATTATCATGTTTGTCCAGATCAAAATCTTCCGGAAGCATTACCGGCTGAAGTCTATAAAGATTGTACCGGAATTTTTCAAGAAGAGTATCCAGGGATCCTTTTTTGTCAACAAATTCATACTTCCTGGAACCCAGTAGAAAATCATTTCCTGCATCACGCTGAAGCCAAAACCATAAAATAATTGTAACAACCATCCAGGATACACCCATATCCCTGGACTTCTCGACCAGCTGGTCCCTTCCTTCCTGGATAGACTTTACCAGTTCCAGTACACATCTTTTCTGAAAATCAAACAATAAAAATGGAAGAGTAGGTTTGGAAAAACCGTACAGATTAAGCATCTGAGGACGCGGCTCATGGATCCATGCATGATATTTGAAGAAGCGAATAATATCCTTCAGCATCAATGCCTTTTCAGCCATTGCCATATCGGGATTGGATCTCATTACAGAATACAACTCATATCTTTCTTTTAAGTTTTTTTGTATTCTGTCTCCGTGTTTCACGTATGACTGTATCAATGACTCGTTCAAGTTCTTCCTTTCCTAGATCGAAGAAATTTATGTTCAGCATATTCAATCCATGACTCTCAGGTGGAAGTTTAATATCATTAAATAATCCTAAATGCCTTCCCAGTAATTCCAAGGCCCTGTTTGCTCCGGATGAATCAAATTGATATTCACCTGTTTCAATCCATTCGCCTCCAACCTTTACCATTACTGGTACAGCTTGTCTACATCTTTCAACTATTTCTACTAGCGTATTTAAAACATAATCAGCGTTCACTCCAACGCGTCTGGATCGCAAATCTATTAGATCTGACAATCTTCTTCGTATTTCAGGTTTTCTCAGGTTTTCGTGCCCAATAGAGTAAGCTGTTTTCTTAGAATATCCTGCCCGGATCGCTGCTTGAGTCAAGTTCATATCAAGCATCATTTCCTGACAAAACATTTCCTGCTTCTTTGTCAGCTTTCTCAATTTCTCAGGCTTTTTATCCTGAACAGGTTTTTTAGATTCAACCTTTTTTAACTTCTTAGATGCAGATTTCTTTGGCTTCGAACTTGCCTTTTTCTTTTTTACTACAGCCTTTACCGGTTTCTTCTGGACCTTACCCTTTTTTACAGGACTTTTCTTCTTGGAAGTTTTTTTCTTTTTTGTAGTTTTTTTAGACTGAGGTGGTGAACTCTTTAATTTTGAATTCTCCTTCTTCTTTTTAACAGTCTTTTTCTTCCCCTTCGCCATATTCACTACCTAAGATTTAATCTTTCTCCGGATTAGTAGAACAACACCAATAATAATAACAATCCCACCAGGAACTATAATGAATATCCAGTTCCAGTCAATAGATTTAAACAGTCTCAAAAGAGCAGCTGCAATCGAATACAATACACACAGTATGCAGAATGCGAAAACTGCTAAAGCTCTCATCTGATCACTCACGTATGACATCGTAAATCCTTTCTGGTTTAATTTGGTTCAGCTGGATCCGGAATGAAACAATATTCAAATTTGCTGGCCTTTTTACTATCCAGGTATATGGTTTGACCAAGCCAATAGAAGTATAATCTCTTCCTAAACTCATGGATATATCCAGCCTTTTTATTCTCACCATGCCGGAAAAGACAAAATCCTTTTTGTTTTGGAATCTCTTTCGTCCAAACAAGCTTAACAATTACTTCATTTGACATATTTCTCTCCTTTTTTTACGCCATCCTCTTGGGTATAATTTCGGCCTGGGATCTTCTATCCAATCCCATAAACTTTTAATGCTGTTCCGAATCCCCTTGAATATATGTTCTAAAAATATTGCCAGGATCCAAGGGATCCCCAAAATTATTATTGATAATGAAAATATAATCGTTTTCATGATGATTCCCCCTTCTCTGGTGGTGCAGGATAAGCGTCAAGTGCCTCACGAATTTTTTTCATTTCCGGCGATTGAGTATAATAGATTTCCCATGCTACTTCGCCGTGCCATGCCCTTATTAATTCAACCGCTTTTACCAATAGAAAAAATGCATCCTCTACTGGTATCCATCGGGATTGAGCAAGAAGCGGACAATGGGGTTGATGATTTTTGATTAAGCAATTATTCCCCACCATACTTTTATAACTACATTCTAAATTACACTTCATGTCTCATTCTCCCTCTTCTTTCTCTGTATATGAATTTAAAATATCAGCCATATATTCTGCTGTTATATCTTCTCTTTTTGTTAAAATAATATCTTTAAGTTTGCATAATTCAGCAATACCATTTAACATAAGCTCGCCAGAATCAACCTTTGGAATATTGGAAAAAACTTTTTGACTTAATGATGTCATTTTAATGGATGATATAAAACATTGGTATATTAATTTCTGTAATAATTTGCTATCTTTTGATTTTTCAAAAAATTCTTTATATGTTATTTTTATAGACATCTATTCCCCCTCTTTGATTAACAAATATCTTCCATCCTCTAAATCAATACGTCCATCTATTTTACCATGTCCGCAACAACTAGCAACCGTTTTTATGCCGCCAGCATTTAATGAAGCCACTATATGAGCTATGCAAAAATCAATCCCCTGCACTCTCCCATTAATCGGCATCGGAACTGTATGTTCGTAAATTCCAACATCGCAATATTTCTTGGGCTTCTTCATCTATTCCCACTCTTTTAGGTCGGGATGCTCGAAGATGTTTCCAATTACAGAAACATCCTCTTGAAATAGTTGGTCGTCAAACGGTTCGCAAATAGTATTTTCTCTATCGTGAAACTTAACGCCCCATCCATAGTCTAACCAAACCACTTCCATGTTGTGCATTCCTTCTGCCCCTAAAATATCCCCCCTGTAAATTTCTTTCCTGTCGTCCGCATTTTCCGTTCTATCTTTTTGTCCGGTATACTGAACAATTTCAAGGTCAGTTAAATTCTCAATGGAATATTGCTTTAATAAATCAAATAGGGTTGTCTCGCCGATCACATGAAATGGATAGCCAAATACCCACTCTTTCTTTTTCTTGTCCCAAGCCTTAAACTTTATCTCTCTCATG